TATAATAAATGGTATTTGCTGTTGAACTTGCTCCACCTACAACAAAATGTTTGTCATGTATTACACCTACTGTTGGTGCAACTGTACTACTTACAGTTACTTCTTTAGCAAAGAAAGTTCTGCCGCTTAATGCTCCTGTACCTGTCATTTTAAAATAAAAAGGTTTATTTGCTCCATCACATATGAAAACTTCTCCATATGTTGTATCACCTTCATAAATTGAAATTGAGCATTGTCCCTGTGCTGTTCGTGTTAATGTAGATCTACCAGTAAAAGTAGAATAATTATCCCCACTTCCTGATACACTATCTCTATTTATTTGAAGATATGTATCGCCATCTAAAGTAAAATAAATATTAGTTCCTGAACATACAATAATTCCATCACCATATACAGCTATTCCTAAAACTCTATTAGAACTGTTTGGTCTTGCATCACCAAATGCTACATAGCCATTAACACGCCTATAGCCACCATCAGAATCTACTTCAAAGTTTCGTAGTTCTGTTGCTGCTCCGGGTGTACGTAATAACTCAAACTGATTTAAGTTTGTATTTAATCCACCTTTACAACTAAATCCAAAAGCTTGAGACATTAGAGGTATCGCATCCTATCGTCCTTCATATAATACGGAACAGGTTCTAATAAATTAGACTTCATTAGTTTTAGTCCACGCTTATAATCTTCTAGTGCAAATGCTGCTGATTGTGGGCTTTCTTTAAATTGGTGAATATAATATCTAGCTCTTGCTAATAATACAGGCTTATATAAATCTGGAAAGACTGTTTCATCACCATGAGCATCAAGCTCAGTAGGTAAATCATATGCATAAAACCATACACGATATACTTTATCAGGTATAGGACTTAATCCAAACTTACGTGCATCAGGGCTTCGTATAATTCTTCGTGGTTCTCCACCATTAGCCGCATCAGCATCATCTTTGTTTTCAGATAATCTAAAGTTATCTTTCCATTCTTCTGTTGTAACAAAGCGTAAGTTTTGTGCTACATATGGAGCCGATTCACCAGATACTCCTACAGTTGTTAATAAAAAATTATCCCAATCTACATATGAATAATCTGCTGTGATGCTAGAACTCGCAGCTTTTAATTCATACCAACGTGTATTAGCTGTAGTTTCAATATATACATTACCGTACATTGGATCTGTAGCTCCGCTTTCACCTGTCGCTAAGAAAGGCCATTGTGGTTCTTCATTAACAATATCTAAGTATGCTCTATTAATTGCATCTTTAGCGTGTTGTTGAATACCTACTGCTGAACTAAAATCAGATGAAGTCAAAACAACTTCATTCATTTCTCGTAATAATTCATTTGTTAGATTAAGATACGTAGCCATTAGTAGTCGTTATTGTTTACTTTTGTATTTAATCCACCAGCTGATTTATCACAAGCTTCAGCCATTTTAGCAATAGAAACGTAGCCACCACTTTTCATACCGCTTCGTTCTTTAGCTTTTTTAGCTGCTGCTTTCCCTGCTTTTGTATAAGGATATTCCTTACCATCAACTACTGGCATTTTTATTCTCCTTTCTAAATATACGATCATAATTGTCTTGATATTTTTTATGGGAGTCTTTATTATAAAACTTCCCTATCATGCCAAGAACTTTCCCGGCACGTTTTCCTTTTATCATCATAGGTGATGATTCACTTCCAAGTTGGGGCATATCTAACTTCCTTTAAAGTTTGGGGGCCATAAAGACCCCCAAGTTGCTATAGCTTAGTCTATACCGTAGAAAGCGGAAACCAATGCTTCGCCACGTAGTACTTTAGCTCCATAAACATGAAGTCCTCGTACTATGTCACCAAAGCTATCGGGATCACGAATTACTTCCGTGCTAGTAATAGTCTGTGCTGTTGCAGTTGCAGACATGTGACCAGCAATACACTTACCAGCCGCATTGGAGGTAGATGCAATGTTGTTAGTCTTGTACATGTCGAAACCACGCAACTTGCCAGAAGATACTAGTCCATTACGGATAGATCCTTGACCAGCGTTATAGTCTACTGACAATACCTTAGATGAACTTTGTACTAGCTGCTCATAAAACTCAGGATTAGCTAGGAACCATCGTCCCTCTTCAGGTACATTTTGCTCATCCAACAATCTTGACATGTGGGACAATACATCAATAGGATCGTGTTCGCCAGATGCGAAACCAATATCCAAGTTACCAGTTCCATCAAAAGTTCCAGCCGCAAGATCAGTTGCGTTATCTGAACCTAAAACATGGTTAGGACTTGAAGAAGACACACCACTAAACATAGTAGCAATTACACCTTCGTCAAATGCATCACGCAATGCGTAAGCAGCTGAAGATGATGCAACTTCCTTGAAGTTTACGTGTGACATTGCAGTTTCAATGTCATCTACGATGAACTTAAAGGCGTTTGCTGTATCAACGATCAAGGTTACTTCTTGGTCGGTGAGTTTAGTTTGTGTGACATCTGCGCCACGCTCGTACTGATAAACGGTGATTGTAGGCTCTTTGATGATCTTTACAGAATCTCCAAATTGCGTAATTTCACCAGCATAGTCAGTGTTAGTAATTGCTTCTGCGACAGACGACTTACGGAAGAAGTTAAGTACCTTCTTACTGTAGACGGCTGGCATCCAGAATGCATTCGTTTGACCTGATACGGAATTACCAAAGTTACCATTTGTATCCGTACTTTGTTCAAACAGTTGGTCTGATTGATTATAAGCCATTGTTAAGCTCCTTTACTTTCGTTAGACAATAATTATCGCACCCTGCCTTCACGAATAGCTAAATCAATTTCTTTCTCATATTTATCATATTCGTCCATAGACATAGATGCAATTTCCCTTTGCGTCCAGACTTTAGCTTGATTTGGTTCAACATTTGTTGTCTTAGTTGAAACCATTTCTGCTGCACCTGAACTTGAAGTTTGTGATCTTGCCGATTGTCTAGGAGTAGTATTACCAATTGCTATATTATTTTCTAATTTATATAAATCAATTGCACGACTTGCTAAAGTTGCATTATCAGGATTGTTATATATCCATTTCTGTATATCTTCAGGTTGGGTTTTAGCCCAAGCATGAAAATTATTATCACCTCTTATATCTTCAAAATCAGGATGCCTAGCTTGTAATTCTGCTTCAGCATCTCTTTTAGATATAGTTGCTTCACGTTCTTCTAAAGCTTTCAGTTTAGATTGAAGTGATTTAACTTGTTCTTCACTTCGCATATGAGCAACAGTTTCTACAGTTTCATATAAGTCTGGATATTCTGTTTTAAACTTTTCAAGATCCTCTACGCTTTTTGGCGGCTTGTATTGTGGGTTTACTTTTTCCGCTTCTGCACGTAATTCTTGTTCTCGTTGTTTAAATTCAGATAACTTAGTATCATAATGTTTCTTTAAATCATCATACCTTTTTTTATAATTAGTACGAGTTTTCTTTTGAGGGGTTCCGTCTTCATTTTCGGAAGTAGCCTCTTCAGTTGGTTTCTCAAAAAATAACGAATCTGCATTTTGCGTTGGTTCTGGGCCTGATTCATCATGCCAAGATTTTTTTGCATTATACGGATTTGCTTTTGGTTCTTCTACTTCTTGTTTATTCGCCATGTCACGCTCCTTTTGGGGCTTGTCTCTTATCAAGGTAGCTATATTAAATGCGCTTTTTTTAATATAGGGTCTTGAACTTACAAGGTGGCCTCTAGGTTAAAATTGATAGGGGCTGATAAATCAGGTAGCCTATCGTCCTATTATACTTGGCATACGATTAGCATACATCATTTGCTTTTTCATTTCATCGTCTTGCCGTGTTGTCCCATACATATCGGTTTTTTCATCCATCAGAGGAGTAGTATCTTTAACTGCTCCACCTAGTATGGGATTATCTACAGCACCGCCAAGTGCATATCGTTGCATCATTCCTCCATCAGCTGCACGTTCTGCCTCGTCCATCATCGTTTGCAGATTGTCAGCACCGATTTCGTTTGTTGCTTTTTCGGTGATTACAAATTCACCATCCGATAACCTTGCAGGTATCGAATCTGAGATACCAGTTCCGGGGCCTTCTACTTCCCCTTCACCAGTAAATTCTGTAGCATAAGTAACAACCTTATCTAAAATACTTTCTAGTTGTGGATCGTTATCTAATGCTGTATTTAAATAATCTTGTTCAACAGGCGTTAATACTTCAGCCGTTACGTAATCAACATAGTCTTCTTGCATTTGTTCATCTGAAGCAACAGGCATTGCTTCTTCTTCAGGTGTCATGTTTGGATAGGTATCAACTGGAACATCTTGCTGCATAAGTTCAGGTGGCATTACTATTTCACCGCCTTCTTGTTTTTGTGTTTTAGTATTTAGTATATCTTCTAATATATCTAAAGCTATATCTTCATAGTTTCCGGGTTTATAGCGATCTGCAAAAGGACTATCTGCAAGTGCTTCTTCATTTTGAAATAAAGTTTCTTCTATAACCGCTAAAAGATTACTATAACCCTCATCGCTTAAAGAATCTAGATCTGGTACTAATTCTCTAATTTCACTAAAATCGTTATCATCTGCTTCTAATGTTCTTGCTATACTTTCCATTAGTACTACATCGTCTGGTAGAAACTCATCCTCTAAATTAATTTTAGTTCTAGGTCGTGGTTCTGTACCTTGGAATTTTTGGTACACAGGCAAAAGTTTATTCATATTATAATTTATCGTAAAACCAGTTTTATCTGAATACCGTATTTGATCAAAAAATGGACTTAGTATACTTAATGCTTCTTCTGTTACATAATCATCAACTAGATCAAAATCTATTTGACCTTGATCAGTTATCAATCCCATATCATAAAAAGATTCTTCACCACGATTTTCTATTAATCCATCTTTAACAGCTGTAACAACTTTTCTTAATTGCTCATTTGTCATTTCGCTAGGTGGAACAAAACCATCCATTGTATACTCTAAAGATCTAAATAATGAATCATCATACTCTCCTTCAGTATTAGGAGCATTAGCATGTGTAACTACTGCTTCTTTTATTTCATCTAATTCTTCATCAAATACATCGCTTTCAAATGCTTCAACATCTGGATCTTTTGGTATTGTTGATTCAGGAGTTGTTAATAAAGACTGTTCTTTGGGTTTATAATCTTCAATTTTAGGATCAGTTTTAGATTTAGATCTTTGTTTTAAAGCTTTCATCACTCCTTTAGTTGCTAAAGACCCAATACCATATCCTTCTCTTGGGGTTAATAAACCACCACCAGCTTTTTCTTCTCTTCCTTCACTACCGTTATTATTATTATTAATAGTGATACTGACTTCAGGCGTTGATACTTTACCGCCATGTTTAAATTTTAAAGGGGTTTCTGCTAGTTCCATATTAGGATTTTTATCTCTCCATTCTTTTGCTAAACGTGCATTTCTACCAATTCTAGTTGCTCTTTCTGCTGTATCTCTAGCTTTTAATAAAGATTCATATGCCTCACCTTTAGGAGATTTTGTTTTCATTAATTCTTCTAAAGCATCATCTCGTTTTGCAAGTTCTTTATTAGCTTTTAAATATGCTTCTTTACCATATTTTTTAATAAGGTTTGGTATTTCTCTAGGAGCAGCAGCTACTATAGCTCTTGCTACAAGTCCGATTGCTGGCAATGCCATAATAATCTCCTTTTAATCTTTTTCTTTTCGTCTTTGTTTAACTATGTCTGGAAGTTGTAATAACTTATCCAGAGAATTCACCTTCCCCTGCTTGCGGAACATTTCCTGTTCCGATGTTGCCACCACCAGTTCCTGTAACGCCAACATCCGTTGGTGGTTGAGGTACTCCTTCAGGGGTTCCCATAGCTCCGGGCTGTTCACCACCGGGGCCAGCTTGTTCGCCAGTTTCTTGTCCAACATTATTTTGTAATCCTATTATCTGGGCAGCTAGGGCTGCTTCTTCTGGATCATTAAGAAGTTCGTCAGGATCAAGATCTAAGCTATAAGCCAACTCGCTAATAAGTTTTGACATCTTAACGAATGGAGCAATAGCTGGATTTTGTGCTGTTTGAAGGAACATAGTTAGTCGTTGTGACCTAACTTCTTTTTGCATTAAGCTATTTGTTCCCATAGCTTTAATTTCTAAATCACCTTTAACATCTAAATCACCTTCAAAAAATTGCATGTTCCATTGAAAGTATGCTTGACCTAAAGGCTTTAAAAGAAAATCATCTAAATTCTTAACAACCGTTTTTATATTAAGACTTGCAGCACCAAGAAGCATTGACATACCTGATGCAGTTCTTGTCATACTTTGTACACCTGTCATACCATGCGAATAACTAGGTATACCTGTTTGTTCATCTGCAAGCTGTCTAAATTTATCAAACATCATCATGTTTTCTGTAGATGTGTTTGGAAATTTAACACCATGTATTGACTGTCCGGGCATACCAGACTGCCTTCTAAATACCTTGCCGGGATATATTTCCATACTTTGACCACCAACAAGCATAGTCTCGTCAATGTCAAATACTAATGAACCACTTAATGCTAGATTATCTATAGCCATTCGTGCATGACCATTCATAATCTGTTGACTATCATTCATATTTTCTGCTACACCAATACCAAAGAAACTGTATGGATTTCTTTCATAAGGAAAAGCATTATAAGGAAGTCGTGATGGAGAAAAAGGATTTACAACTGAACGTAAAACTTTACCATTACATACCCAAGCATTTATTTGAATTTCATCTAAATCATCTATAGATGGGGAAAGTTCCATACCAATTTCTTTAGCATACTCAACATCCATTATACCCCAATATTCTAATACTTCATATTTAGATTGTGATAAATCGTCAGTTTTTTGAGCATCCCTTAATTCATTTTCATATTCTTTTTCGGTATAGTTTGGCCCAAGTGCCAAGGCTGCTCTTATTTCATCTTTATTAAAATAAGGCATTTTACTTAAAGCTCTTACTTGAGACTTATTTAATTTATGTCTATGTACTATATATTCACATTCATCAATGGATGTAGCATTTGGATCTGGAAAGAAATCCCATATACTTACAAATTCTATACGTGGAACACGTACATAATCAGGAGTATATTCCCTTCCATTAGCTGAATCTGTCCAACGATTTAATGTTTTATTAAAATTAAATGGGCCTTTAACAATTCCTGTACCAAAAAGAGTAGACTCAAATAAAGCATTACGTAATTCACTTGAACCATTTGATTCATCTATTTGATCGTGAATTAATTTTTCCATATTTCTTGCAGCTTCTTTAGCTGGAGAAATTACTGGTACACCCGGTATTTGATTAGGCCCAGACTCAAAAGAAATATTTTCATCTTGATCTGAAAATTGTTCAAATATTCCTTTACCACCACTTAATGTAGCTCCGGGTTTTAAAACTTTACCATCATCTTTAAATCCAATAGATAAATCTGCTGTCATTCCATCAGTTAATGTACTAGGTGTTTCAGCACTTGTTTCTATATTTGGGGCTTCTTGATTACTTAGGTGCATATATTCTTCCACACCTTCAGGTAAAATAGTAGGAACTACTCCTATAGGAAACTTTCCAGTTCCAAATATAACATCAACTAATTGTCCAAATGCTGCAAGAACCTTAGTCTTGGTAATTTTTATAAATACTCTAGATCTTTCAGATTCACGAAAGCGAATATTCTTTGGATATATTCCACGAAAATTATGATAAGCTGTAATCCATCTACGCTCATCTATTTCTCTAGCCATTTCTGCTGAAGCATAACGTGCTTCAATTAAACCAGCAAGTCTAGATTTTAAATCATCTTCTAATTTTAAATTAAGCCCATCTTCATTTTCAACAGGTTCAAAATAAATATTATTAGCATTATCTATAAATGTATTTTCAGGCATAATTTATATTACTTTTATTGCTTGTATTATTATGGAAGCAGTTATAACACATATGACATAGATGCCATATGTGTTAAACTTACGAAATACTCTGTTTTCGTCTTTATTAATCAGGCAATACGCCAAGATGTAAAAACTCCACTAAGTATGTAACTGTTGTAGATGCTGTAGCTAAGTCATTTGCTAAAGGCTTTAATCGTGCATATAAAGTTCTAGCAGAAGCCGTATACAATGTTGATGCAATTACAATTGCTTCAGACGTTGCAGGGCCACCAACTACACCAGCAGTAACACTAGTACTAACAAAAGCGTTAGCTCCATGACCATGTGAATTCTGAATAATATACAATGGTGCATTAGCTGACCATGTTACGGCTGAACCACCGTCATCAAGAATAGCTTCTTCATCAATGATTTGTCCACCACCTGCGGCAGTACCTAAATCAAAATCTACATCATCTCCTGATGCTCCGGCAGTAACAATGTTACCAGCAGGGATTGCAATCAAGTTACGAATAATTGTGTCAGCAGGTTGCGTAAATGATACATCATACGTTGCATCTGCTGTTACTGCGATTGTTCCTGTTGTTGCAGAAGTCCACGAGGTTACAACATTATCTGATAATGCTCTTACATCATGTACACTTGCGGTACTCCTGCCTGAATCTCTAATTTCTACTACTGGACTTGCCATATGAATTCTCCTAAATGTTTAAAATTTATAATTAACTTCTGCTCCTTTATAACCTCTTCTATCAACTAATTTAAATTCAAGGTTTTTCTTTGGTCTATATGTAACTTGATTTTCATAACCACTCTTACCAGTAACAAGATCTTTATATTGTTCACGGGATATAACGGTATTTTTTCCAAGCGGCATACTAGCTCTAGCTTTTGCAGTTCCTGTAGGACTAAGGTTTAGTGAAGCTTCTGCACCCATTACATTTTTATGTAATGTTTTACCGCCTTGATTATACTTATCTCTTTTCATATTAATACCCAAATACTGAATCAGAAGGTTGGAAGTTAATTTCTCGTTTAAAGTTTCGCATTTGACTTATTGGATCGTTGATTCTTGGTCTTGACATAATCAAATATCTTAATGCATCGTATGCGTGATCCGAAGCATGCGTGTCAACATCTTCAGGATTATTTTTGTCCAGAGGAATACTTTGTAATTCACGAATCAAGTTTGGACAAGAATTAAAAATCTGTAATCTTGGTCTTCCACTCATTTGTGTCTTTAGGTATTCGTGTATCTGAACCTTACCTGCTACTCTATTTTTATCTGCTCGTCTTAGCTTATGTCCAGCTTTAACAAGTGTTTCTCCTACGGTTGGCCCGGTCATTCCTGTCCTTGACCAACAAGCTGTATCCAATACTCCGGGTACGCTCAACGGATCATATGCTTCCATTTGCATAAGAGTGGTAGCTAATTCTGTCGCTAACATACCTTTACGGTATAGTTCACGATAGATAATAAGAGTGCCATCACTAGGATCTAAAGCACCCCAAACGCAAGCTGATTCGCTTGCATAACCATAGTCAATACCTTTAATACGTTCCCAATGAATAGGAATTTCAAAAGGCTCAACTATATGTAAATTGCGGTCAAACTCTGTAAATGCTGCACCTTCTGCAACGTCCCAATCACCTTCAAGTAATTGTTTACGTTGCGTTGGCGGTAACGCTTTAAGCATCTGTTCATATCGACCATCCTGCGCTAAATAAGGGTTATCCATTAATCTAGCTGGTATGAACTTACGTGTTAAACCATCTTCACCTCTAAATGATTCATTAGGTGGATATGGAGAAACATAACGCTTTTTTACCCAATGTGCGCCTATACCACCGGGGTTTGCTGTACAACGCATATAAGGTGTAATTTCACTATCTGTTGTACGTAAACGTGATGCTAAATAGTTCCAAGAAAATTCAGTCGGTAGGTGTGTAATCTCATCAAAACCAATCCAACTATATGCTTGTCCTTGGTAACGATATACATCTGCATCACGTTCTAAGAATCCAAATTCTACTTTAGCTCCCGATGGGAAGTTCCAAAGCTTTTCTACTTCCTTGTATTTAGAACCGGGAAAGGCTTTCGGGTAGAGTTCTCGTGACTTGTCAATAATCTCACGTAACTCTGGCATAGACCGTCGCAGGATTAAGGCTCTATGCGCTGCCCGATGTGCGAAACGTAGGGGATCTACTAACATCGCATAGGACTTGCCTCCTCCAGCCGCACCACCATAAAGAACATCTGTTTCAGAAGCGGCTAGAAAGTCTGTTTGTGGCCCATCGTTAGGACTAAATATGACATTCTCTTCTGCCACCGTCTTTAGAGATTTTGGTAAGTCATCAAGATTATCAACAATCTTACCTGCTTTTTTAGCTTCAGTCCCTTCTATCTTCTGTAAAGATGCTTTGGACTTTTCTAAAGACTCTTCCTTTTTTCTTAATTGTGTGCGTACCTGCGCTAATTTCTTTTCTTTGTTTTTAACTGTCCGTCTTGCGGCAAGCTTTGCTTTTGTTTCTGAGTGGTAGTTGTAAGCTCTGCCTTTTGAACCTTTTGGACGGCCCGGTTTTTTCTTCGGAGTTCCGTCAGCCTTGAGTAATAATTCGCCCGACTCAGCATCCCGAAGATAAGCATCTGGGTTAACCTCCCAATCATTCATGTTTGTCTGCTATTTGTTTTAATCCCATATGCGATATATAACGTCCTGTTTCGTACTCTAACCATGTAGCACCTTCACGCAAAGAAATAGATTTATTTTTAACTAATGATACCATCTTTTCTAATGCTTGCTTTTCTTCTGGTATTTCCTCTAAAGTATTGTCTTCAGTAAGTTTATAACCAAAAGGAATAGTACTACTGGTGCGCCTCTTCATACTCACCTTCTATTACAGTCTCTTGTTTTGCTGGTAATATAAATATACCGTTACCACCTTCAACATTTAAATTAAGTTTATCTGTCTTAGATACTCCAACACGATCTAGAAGCGTCTGTGCAGCCTGTAGACGAATATTAGCCTGTGGTATAGGCTGATCACTATCCATAATGTTAACGAGCTTTAAAGCTGCTTTGGGAGCGTTCTGAGCCAGTATTCCTTCAGTAATATCTAGTATTTCTTTTTTTAGGCTTTTGACTACAGATGTGTACGATCCCTCCGCATAACCTGCAATTTCAGCGGCTTGCTTTGCATTTCCATTACACTCAATTAAGTTTTCAAGGAAAGTCTTTTGTTTTACTGTTAATTCTTTATTCATATAAAACATATTATACACCTGATTTACAATTTTGTCAACAATTATCTTGACAAATTGCAAATAAATGTGTATAATAGACTATGTAGACCCCCCCGGTACATCCATATACTCCCTCCCCCTTTAAAGACCTTTGAAACTGCGGCCTAAACTAGCTTACACCCATTTCCTGTAAAAATGTATATGAATGAGTATATATATACTACTGGGGGGGTGGCATCCTGCCCTGCCCTTCAAAGGTCTTTAAAATCCTATAAGGATTTTAAAAGACCTAAGAAGGGCAGGAATTGCCAAATCTTTAAAATCCTTTAAGGATTTTAAAGATCTCCAAAATTTTGGAAGACTTTTATAAAATAAAAGTCTTCCAAGTTTATCCAAGGCTCTAGGTTTTAAAAGATTTTAAAACCTAGAGCCTCAATTAAAACCTTTAAAAGTGATTTACACTTTTAAAGGTTTTAAAAAAAGTTCTAATATTACTACCAATATCTTTAAAAGTTCTTAAATCTCAGTAACTTCTAACATTATTAAAAGCAGTCGATGTCGGTCGGCATAGCTTACTAAACTCTAAAGAGTTTAGTAAGCTATGAAATTCAGAGCTTTCTCCACCCTTTTAAGAATTAAAAGGGTGGAGAAAGCTCTGGGGGTATTTTGAAGATTTATTTTTAAAACCTTCGTTTTGTGAAGGTTTTAAAAATAAATCTTCAAAATAAACCCTGAAAAATTGGAGGCCGACTATGGCGAAAACAGCGAAAAAATCTTACGATTTCAACACGGACAAACTGGCAACGTACAACCAACTGCAAGCAGTTGGCAGACTTTGGAGCCTCACCGTAGGTGAGAAGGAAGGCTCAGCAGAGTTCTGGAGAGCCGGCAGAGAATGGGGCGCATGCCTGAAGAGAATCGGAGATATATCTCCAGATTCTGAGGCCAAGGGTCAGCCTTGGACTTCGGCCAGAGTGCAACAGCTTCGCCTGATGACCAAGATTCCATCTTGGGCATTGGAAGCTCAAGCTGAATACCTCGCCAAGAACCCGAAGGGTTCCAAGAAGCCGAAGGCTTCACCGAAGTCGAAGACTTCGCCAAAGGCTTCAAAGAAGCCTTCCAAGTCGGCACTCAGTAAGATGACCAAGGCTCAACTCATTGAGATGTTATCTCAATGATTTCCAAGGGGCGAAAGCCCCTTTTTTATTTTTTTTTTAATTCGTATATTATATGCGATGCACAACGTGTAGCGAATAGGAGATAAAATATGATTTAAAGTAAATGCCGGAAACACCGTCAGTACAGTTCCCTGACTAGCTGACTATGTGGCATCGGAACAGGTATATTACTTTTATTTATTTCTTGGAGACATCTTATGACTAATAGTGAAATGGAAAGCAACATTAACAAAGTTGTAAGTATGGTTGATATGTTGCACGAACAGCAGTTATTACATAGCAAAATAATCACTAAGCTAAGTGAAATTATTGAGCTTCACGAGCAGAGAGCTAGTAAGATAAGTGAAATACTAGATCTCCACACTAACAAAGTTAATATGCTAACGGAGGCATTGAATAATGGATAGAGATACTCAACAGTGGTTAGTAGTGATTGCAGGAGTTAATCTCACAATTACAGTTGTTGGATTCTTTGCATTAAGAATGTTCGACCTGTATTTAGGTTATCAGATGTTATAATGTTATAAAAGATTTTAAAGCCTTCTGCTTTGTGAAGGCTTTAAAATCTTTTAAACTTTGGAGGCGACACCATGACCACAGCGTTTGGCGAATTGACTTATGTTAAAGCAACGTGTAGCAACTGCAACAAAATTCATGGCATTAATGTGAGCTTGGAAAAGTTACGCTCATATATTTATGATAACCTTCCAATACAAAATGTATTCCCTGATTTGACTCCTTCCCAAAGGGAAGTTATAATGGGCAACGTCAAGGGTATGTATCTTTGTGATGTTTGTTGGGATTTTAACTTTGGAGATGACGAATGAATAAAGACAAACAGTATTACTCAGCATTTAAATTTGTGCCAGAGCATGTTTGGTATGATCTGAAATATGATATTGCTAGGCATGAATTAAATAATCCTGTTAATCTAAGGGCTTGCCGATGGCAAGTTCATAGAGAACGTGATGCTTATATCAAGTCACAACGAAGAGGTAGAGGTAAGGCTACCTTAAAATCTTTTGATGCCAAGCAAGTAGATATACATGGCGTTACATGGAACATTGGCTGCAACTATACCGATTAACTTTAATCTTGGAGATTGTTATGTCCTACGATATACATTCAGTTGAAGGCACTCAGAAATTTGCTAGAGAATCTAGTACACATTTCTTTTTGGTTTTGTTAATGGTCTTGTTATCTATTCGCCAACGATGGAGTTTAATTGGTGAGCAGATGGCTGATGTTGTTAAGAATAAAACTAAATCTAAGTATTTGTTTGGCTGGAAATTAAAAGGCTACAAATATTTAGATAAAAATAAAGATCGCTTATATGATTCTTACTTATCTATAGTCGAATCAGATTTAAGTGATGACTTTAAAGCCTTGAAACTTATGAAGTTATTCATGCAGATAGATGGCTTCAATACAGTTAAAGCAGGGTTTGTTTGTCAACTTGTGGCAGGTTTGGTTGGATGTATTGATATACATAACGAAAGATATTATGGTATTAATACCAAAGATTTTACCATCAAGAAAGGAATAAAATCTGACATCCAAAAAACCTCAGTAACAATTAAATACATTTCATTATGTAACAAGAAAGGTACGAAAAACTTATGGGATAAGTGGTGTCAATTATTAGCCAAGAAAGATTCTAAATGGTTAAATGGATTCCAAGTTTCCAAAGCACACTATGATTATTTACGTTATTCTTTGGTATTATTTCATAGAAATAATTGTAAATTAGTGGTATAATACCTTTAAAGTTTTTAAAATAAATTATAAATAATATTTATAATTAACTTAAAGATTTTAAAACCTTCGTTTTATGAAGGTTTTAAAATCTTTAAAGCAAGCGGTGCAACCTCAACCTTAACCATAACTGGAGAAGACTATGGACTATATAATATCAACGAAAGATCGTAACTATCGTGTTAATGGTGGTGTTTATTATAAAGATAATCCTATTGCTGTTAAGATGCGTGATGACTCTAGGGTTTTCTATAATGGTATGGAGATTTCAAAGAAGAATCCATGCTTCAAATATTTAAAAGCAGGACGATATCATGGCAGGTTTGCAGGTTTCATGAGTACTGCTGTGAATACTATTGGTCGGTTATCTAGGAGGTTTGGATAATGAATAGTATTGTAAACTTTAACAA